TCACATATAACAAGAGTGTTTGTGAACGTTGACAACAACTTCCCATATGGAGTTGGTATTCAAACATCAAACTCTTTTGGTGAATTTAGTTGGGGTAAGATTCAACTTTCCTCTAGATCTAAAGTGACTTCATACTCCGCATTCACACTTGGCGGTGTTGGTGGAATTACAACCTCCACATTCGTTCAAAGATCGAAAGCGTTGAAGTTCAAAAATTATGACATCTAATCATAATAAATAAAGAAAAATCTATGTCCAATGGCTGCAATAATTACTGATCAGATTAGGATATTAAATGCGAAGAATTTTGTAAGTGGTGTCACTGCATCAACAAATGCATATTATTCCTTCATCGGACTGACCAACGCCACTGACTTTCTTTCGACATGGGATCAAGATCCCCCCTCACCAAAGGATAATTTTGATGAGGAGAATCAATATTGGGATTCGATGGTTGCTCTCAAGAAGATCAACTCTCAAGATGTAAGGCAAGTTGTCACCAAGAGAAGTTGGTCCTCTGGAACCACTTATGACATGTATCGTCATGATTATAGCAGATCTAATACTGCTAAAGTAAGTGGTGCTACGAACTTATATTCTGCATCTTACTTTGTTATTAATAGTGACTTCAGAGTATATGCTTGTTTGCAAAATGGAACGACGCCTGACACTCCTAATGGAAAACCATCTCTAGATGAACCAACCTTTACTGATCTTGAACCAAGATCTGCAGGAACTAGTGGTGATGGATATGTTTGGAAATACTTGTATTCCATCAAACCTAGTGAGATTGTAAAATTTGAAGCAACTGACTTCATGCCAGTTCCTCAAGACTGGGCAACTGGAACTGAAAATGCAGCGGTTAGAGATAACGCTGTAGATGGTTCAATCAAAATTGCTACCATCACAAATAGAGGTGCGGGTGTTGGTCCTGTAGGTGCAACAAGATATGCCAACGTTCCCATCAAAGGTGATGGAACTGGAGCAGAATGTACAATTGTTACCACTAACGATCAAAGAATTGATTCTATCACGATCACTAATCAGGGATCTGGATACACCTTTGGTAATGTTGATTTAGTTGGTGGTAATGTTCCAACTGGCACAACTAGACCAACCTTTGACGTAATCATTTCTCCAACTGGTGGTCATGGTGCGGACATCTATAGAGAACTGGGTGCTACAAACGTTCTTCTCTATTCTAGAATTGAAAATGATATTGAGAACCCTGACTTTATTACAGGGAACCAAATCGCTAGAGTTGGTATTGTAGAAAATCCAAGAACCACAGATAATTCTCTTCTATCAGCAGATAAAGCAAGTGCTGTTGGTGCTCTTAGATTAGCAGGTGCAGGATACAGTTCTGCAACTTTCACAGCAGACTCTTACTTTACTCAAACTGTTTCTACTGGCACAACTGCTCAGGGAAGAGTTATTAATTATAATCAAACGACAGGTGTTTTAAAATATTGGCAAGATAGAACTGTAGCAGGTTTTAATACCGTTGGAACTGCACAAACATCTCCAACATACGGATACGATTTAACTGAGTTTACATCTGCTCCTGGCACGGGTGGCAGTTTGACAATCACTCCAACTTCAGGAGTTGATTTGCAGATTGATTCAAACTTCAGCGGTATCCAAACCACAATAAATAGTAGGACATATAATCTTGGTCTTACTTTTACGGATGGTATTGCTCCTGCAGAAGTGAAAAAATATGCAGGAAACATCGTATACGTTGACAACAGACCTTCTATCACAAGGTCAGCTAACCAAAAAGAAGATATCAAAATTGTTTTGCAGTTCTAAAGAATTATGCCACAGCAGACGAACCTCAACGTAGCACCATATTTTGATGACTTTGACCCGGTAAATGATTACCATAGGGTGCTGTTTAAACCTGGATATCCAGTTCAGGCAAGAGAATTAACCACTCTTCAATCGATTCTGCAAAATCAAGTCGAAAGATTTGGTCAGCATTTCTTTAAAGAAGGTGCAAAAGTAATTCCTGGTAATACAGGTTATAACAGAATATATTATTGCATTCAGTTAGTCAATACTTTTCAAGGTGTTCCTGTTGCAGCATATGCTGAGCAATTAGTAGGAACCAAAATTACAGGTCTTACTTCGGGTGTAACTGCATTCGTTGATAGTGTTCTTCTACCCGAAGATTCAGAAAGAGGAAATCTTACTCTTTATATCAACTATCTTGACTCAAGCAGCACTAACAATTCTACTCAGACATTTAGTGATGGAGAGGAATTGGCATGTAATGAAATTATCACGTCTGGTCTTTTAGGAAATAGCACCATTTCTGTTGGTGCTCCTTTTGGACTGACACTTTCTAATGAAGCAGCACAAACTGGATCATCATTCCAGATTCAAAATGGTGTTTACTTTATTAGAGGAAACTTTGTAAACGTTGACACCGAAACTTTAATTCTTGATCAATACGGGACCACTCCCAGTTATAGGATTGGTCTGTTTGTTAGCGAAGAGATTATTACAGCAGACTTAGACGAAACTCTTAATGATAATTCTCAGGGTTTTAATAACTATGCTGCTCCAGGTGCAGATAGACTCAAGATTAGCACCTCTCTAATCAAGAAATCTCTTGATGACCTTGATGATGGTTCATTTGTTGAATTAGCAGTAGTTGTCAACGGTGTTTTAAGAACAAAGACTGTCAAAGGTGGTCTTGGTGGAGGAGTCGGATATAAAGATTGGACCGACGTTCTTGCACGAAGAACTTTTGCAGAATCGGGTGATTATTATGTGACACCTTTTGATGTTACTATGAAAGAGTCCCTGAATGATAATCTAGGGAATGGTGGTGTCTATAATCCTGGTCAATTTACTTATGGTGGTTCCGTTCCATCTGATGATCTAGCTCTTTACAGATTGTCTGCAGGTAGAGCATTTGTCAGAGGTTATGATATTGAAACTCTGAATGCTACTTATCTTGATGTTGACAAACCAAGAACAACTAAGACAATTGAAGATACTTCTATAATTTACAACACAGGACCAACACTCAAACTTGATAATGTTCATAGAACACCCTCTGTTGGTATTGGTAGCACTTACGTCTTAAGTCTTAGAGATCAGAGAGTTGGAACAAGTGCAGAAACTGCTCCTGGAAATGAAATTGGTTTAGCAAGAGTTTACGATTTTAGAATTGAATCTGGTGCTTATGATACTGCAAATGCTGATTTAAACCAGTGGGGAATTTCTCTTTATGATGTTCAATCTTTCACAACACTTACATTAAACCAGGCACACACACTTTCTGTTCCAACATTTGTTAAAGGGCAGAGAAGTGGTGCAACTGCATTCATTAGATCTGCAGTATCCGACAGTAAGACTGTTACTTTGTATGAAACTCAAGGCGAGTTTATTAAGAATGAACCACTCTTCTTTGATGGAATTCTAGATGGTAGAATTGCTATCGCTGCAACTGCTCATGGTATTGGTGATGTAAAATCTGTATTTGGAACCACAGACGGCACTACAGGTATTCATACTTTTAGTGCAGATACCGTTCAGTCAGTTGCTCTTGATGTTGGTGTTGCAAGAATTACCCCAAGAGATCAGGGTGGAATTAGCACAGTAACCAGCACTAATCCCTTATTCCCAGGAACAGCAATCAAACTGAACAGTTTGATTCAATATAGTGACCTTGCATCCGTCGTGGGAGATGATAATGATCCCATCGCAGGTAGAGTCGTTAGCGTCGGATCATCTCATATTGAGTTTGTAGGTGTTGCCACTGTTACTGGTATTTTTGGTGGTAAATTGCCATCATCAAATACTGATGTAAATGATTTCAAAGTCCTTACTACACCACTTGATCCATCAACTGACAACACTCTCTATACACCTCTTCCCAAAGAAAATATTGAAAGCGTAAATCTTACTGATGCCATTCTGACAATCAGAAAGACCTTTAACGTTAATATTACCAGCAATAAATTATCAAGCGCAATCACCGCTGATGATAATGAGATTTTCTTGCCATTCACCCCTTCAAGATATTCTCTCATCAGAGAAGATGGAACTACAGAGGAATTAACTGCCGATAAGTTTACAATCACTTCACCTGGCGGTAAGAGCACACTTCAGATTAATGGTCTTGGATCTAACGATACTGGATCTACTCTGATTGCAACCATCAGAAAAAGAAAACCAAAAGCAAAAATTAAAGTAAGAAATAGAGTTCAATCTATTATTGTTGATAAGTCTAAAAATGTTGGATCTGGTATTGGAACCACAACTCTGAATGATGGACTGACTTACGGAAATTATCCATTTGGTACTAGAGTTCAAGATGAGAGAATTTCTTTAAATGCACCAGATGTAATTGAGATTCATGGTATTTTTGAGTCCGCAGATACATCTAATCCCTCATCACCAACTCTTACTCTGCAATCAATTACTAGTGCTTCTGCCACAATTGATGAGTTTACTATTGGAGAATCTGTTGTAGGACAGGACTCTGGTGCGATTGGTATTATCGCAGAGAAGACTTCTATCTCTGATTCCAAGATTGCTATTCTTTATAAGAACGATATTTTGTTTAGAGAGGGTGAGACTATTATCTCATCTGAAACTAATATTAGCGCAATTGTAAACACAGCAGATGCATCGAGTTTTGATGTTTCTACTAACTTTACGTTTAATAATGGGCAAGAGAATACCTTCTATGATTATGGAGAAATTAAGAGAAAGTCAGATTCATCAGAACCAACTAGAAAATTAAGAGTTTACTATAAGAGTGCCTCTTACGATAGTACTGATGATGGTGACATTACCACAGTTGCTTCTTATGATAATTTTGATTATTCATCGGAAATTGGAATTGTTGGTGATTCTGGAAACTCTGATATCATCGATATCAGACCAAGAGTAAGTTCTATTGCAACTGTTTCTGAGGGAGATAGATCTCCTCTTGAATTCCTTGGTAGAGTATTTACTGGATCTGGCGATTCTGCTCAAAATATCTTAGCATCGGATGAAAATCTGTTTATTGATTTCTCATATTATCTTGGAAGGGTTGATAGAGTTTTCCTAACAAAAGATGGTAAATTCCAAGTTAAGTATGGAGTGCCTTCTGACAGACCAGAACCACCTGATGTTGTTGATGACGCTATTGAAATCTGTGAAATAACTCTTCCTCCATATCTCTATAATGTTGTTCAAGCTTCGTTGAAGTTTAACACTCACAAGAGATATCGTATGGAAGATATCTTCAAACTTGAAGATAGAATCAAGAATCTTGAGTATTACACATCACTCTCGATGCTTGAAACAAACACAGCAAATCTTTTTGTTGCTGATGCTGATGGATTGAATCGATTCAAATCCGGTTTCTTTGTAGACAACTTTACTTCATTCAAACCTCAGGAAGAAACTCTGCCCATCAAGAATAGTATTGATGCTGAGAAGAAAGAGTTCAGACCAACTCATTACACAAACTCAGTAGATCTCATTCAAGGACCTGTTGTCAATAATGACACAACTGCTGATCTAAATTTTGCAACAATTGAAGGTAATAACGTTAGAAAGCAAAGTGATGTCATTACCCTCGACTATGCTGAAGTTGAGTGGTTGAAGCAGTCATTTGCCACTAGAACTGAGAGTGTAACTCCATTTTTGATTAGTTTCTGGAAGGGTTCCATGGAACTTACTCCAGCATCTGACACTTGGGTTGATACCGCAAGAATGAAGGCAAAGGTTATTGATGTTGAAGGTGATTATGCATCAACTCTTGAGTTGCTTGCAAGAACTGAGAATGTTGATCGTCAAACAGGCATGGCACCCATAGTTTGGAATGCCTGGGAAACAAACTGGACTGGAACTACAGTCACAAACACCACCAGAAGAAGAACAACTAGTTCTTCATCCACTTTTGGAATGGGTGGTTGGATTAATGGTTTTAGTGGTGGATTTGGTAACCCCGCTCGTAGAATCAGAAGAACAACAACCAGAACTGTCGAAGAGCAACTTCAAACCACAGTTCAGACTGGAGTAATGTCCAGATCTGGCACGAGAACTGTTGTTACTGAGCAGTTTGATAGGGAGTCTGTTGGCGATAGAGTCGTTAGCAGAGATATTGTTCCATTTATGAGATCTAGAAACATTGAGTTCGTTTCTAAGAGAATGAAACCCCTCACAAGAATGTACGCATTCTTTGATGGAGAGGACGTAACCAGATTCTGTGTTCCAAAACTTCTTGAAATCAGCATGGTTTCAGGATCATTTACAGTTGGTGAGACTGTAACTGGAAGAGTTAATAGAACTGGATTGGATCAAGATACTGGCAATACTGCTGCAAGTATTACATTTAGAGTGGCACAATCAAATCATAGGGAAGGTCCTTATGATGTTCCTACAGCAACCTTTAGAGAAAATCCTTACAACAATACACCGTTATCAGGAGCATACTCTTCAACTTCAGAAATCTTGAATGTAGATACATTCTCACTATCTGCTGAAGCACAGGGTGAGTTCTTTGGTTTTGTTGCTCCAGGAATGGTCCTTACTGGAGGGTCAAGTGGAGCGCAAGCAACCATCACGGATGTCAGACTTATTTCTGACCTTGCTGCTAACTTGACCGGTAGTTTCTTTATTCCTGATCCAAATTCAACATCATTCCCCGAATTTGAGACAGGTTCTAAGAACTTTACTCTCACAAATGATCCAGACAATAATCAAGATCTCTGCAATACAATTGCAGAAGAAACATACACCGCATCAGGAACTCTTGAAACAGTTCAAGAGAACATTCTTTCTATTAGAAATGCAAGAGTTGAGCGTAGACAAGAGTTCCAAGAAAGAAATGTCAATCGTGATCTTGGAACACAAGTTGTTGGATCAAGAGTATTAAATCAATCGACAAGTGAACGAATTATCGGATGGTATGACCCTCTTGCACAGTCTTTCCTTGTAGAAGATGACACCGGTGTCTTCTTGACCAAGTGCGATGTCTTCTTTGCAACTAAAGATGACATGGATATTCCTGTGGTTTTCCAATTGAGAACCATGGAAAATGGTCTTCCAACTCAGAGAATTATTCCTTTCTCCGAGATTGTAATCGCTCCTGAGGATATTACAACATCTGCAGATGGTTCTGTTGCTACATCAATTGAATTTAAAGCACCTGTGTATCTTGAAGGTGGAAATACTGAATATGCCATCTGTTTAGCATCTAACTCCACCAAATATAGTGTTTACATCTCACGTATTGGTGAAAATGATCTGCTGTCAGACACCTTCATTTCCAACCAACCATATCTCGGATCTCTATTCAAATCGCAAAACGCATCAACCTGGGAACCAAGTCAGTGGGAAGACCTTAAGTTTACTCTTTATAGAGCAGACTTTATTGAAAGTGGATCTGTAGAGTTCTACAGCCCCGAACTGACTAAGGGTAATCAGATGATTCCAAGACTCTTACCTGATTCTCTTGTCCTTAATTCTAAAAAAATTAGAGTTGGACTTGGAACCACAACTGGAGATACTGGATATGAAATTGGTAATACGTTCTTCCAGTTAGGAACTCAAGCAAGTGCTGATTTAGTAGGTGTTGCTGCATCTGCTACCGGACTTTCAGTTGCTAACCCAGGTATCGGTTACACTCCATCTACGGGGTCTAGAACCTTCTCTAGCGTTAATCTTGTAACACTTAGTGGTAATGGACGTGGTGCTGTTGCAGACGTGTTTGTGGACGCTGGGACAATTGGCGTGGCAACCATTACAAATGGTGGTTCTGGATATCAAGTTGGTGATGTTCTTGGCATTTCTACAATTGGTATCGCAACTGTTGGTAGAAATTCAAGAATCACAGTCACCGGTATTGGAATGACAAGTGAACTTATCTTTGAAAATGTTCAAGGAGAGTTTGTGACAGGTATTGGCAACACAATCATGTATGTCAATAGTGCAGGTGTTACAACACAATTCAACTTTAATGACGCTAATGGTATCGGAGTAACTGCACAAAATATTATCACCGATAGTGACGGATTGCATATCAAGGTCAATCATAAAAATCATGGTATGTACTTCTCTGATAACAGAGTTGCAATCAGCGATGTTCAGTCTGATATCAAACCAACCAAACTCTCCGCAGAGTTTGCTATTGGTTCAACTGGAGAAATTTCTGTTAATGACGGAACTGAGTTCGGAACCTTCGAGAACGTTGGTGTAGGAACAACAAATGTTGGATTCCTTAAGATT